CTTGCAATCTGATAATACGCATAACGCATAAACAGAGAGTTTGCTAAATTGTTCACGATCACAGTGAGGTTGTGACCGCTAGGGTTGGATCCAACGACCCCGAGTAGATCTCCATTATGCTCATACATGGGATTGCACAAATCAGTGACAATTCCCTCGATGATCATAATATCGTCCTCAGAGAAGGCGTCATTCATTTCATTGGCCTTCATTATAATGTCGAACAAAATTCTGTAAGCCGCAGACATGAATGTCGCGGGGCAAGTGGTATCATAAGCAGCATAATCGCCTGCAATTCCACGCTCCTTACCCTTAGATTCTACATATCGCATGAGTTCAGTCCATTCGGGTCCGTGGGCATTCACACCTACGGCACACTCGAATTCTATGGGATGATTCTGAATGAACACCGCAGTGGTCAAAAAGTATTTCCTCACTAGATATCCAAAAGCAAAGGGAGCGCCTGCGAAGACGCGCACTTTACTCTTTCCTATTTTTACGGGCTCATCTTTGAGATTTGCTCGAAAGATTGGGTAGCATCTCTCACCCTTAAGGTAAGATTGCTCCATTCTCTCGACTTCAGCTCGCATGATGGGACCCAAACTAATATCCCTATTGTGGCCTGGTGAAGCTTCTTCTTCAGAAATCTCCACGAAACCAGTTTTCGGACAATTAAAAGGCCATCCAGCGGATGTCTTGAATATAGTGCCATCCAGGAAACGCTTTCCCTGGACGCCAGCCAAGTTGTCGCCCTCTCTAAGGGGGACGATGTTCTTGACTTCATCCTTATATTTTGCACATAGTGATCGCACATGGACCCTCAGGTCCGTAGCAGCTTTCACCATGATATTCTGATCCACATTCTCGTCAATGTGGGATATTGCCTCCAAATGTTTACGGAAATGTTGGTAACCGTTCATATCTTGAGGTTTATCATGCTGGCGAGGCTGATCGCACAGCTCGCCTATTCTATCAGAAATCAAACTAGGAACAATATTCGATCTAAAAGTCCTTCTAGATGAAGAGTGTTTACCATAGTGGTCCAAATTGGCACCATCGGAAAGATAGCGCGAAACACTCTTATAATGCGTGTCCTGCATGGGCCCAAACTCAACCCCAGCGGTTCCCAAAGGGAGCTCACCGGAGGAGTTAAAGCGCATATAAATGCTGTTCTTTGCAAGAGCAGCTTCTGCAGCACACACATCATCAGTAGTGATGGGCATGCAAGAACCATCATTAGATCCTCGCGTGCCCGCAAAATGGAACCCCATGATAAAGGGGGCCCTACTATCAAGGACAAAAGGTGCTCCGCAAAGACCATTAAAGGTCTCACGGGACAACTCATAACCATAACCGTAGAACTTGGTTGCACCAGCCACAATATTGGGTCGAAACTTTACCGTGTTAGCGGCGATAGTCTCGATCAAACCTGCGTTGTTGCGCCACAAGAGCTTGCCAGCACCAGTCACTACTTTGTTCATATCACACTTGGCAATCATCCAAGGGGTCATATCCTTAACCGTTGAAGACTTAATAAAATTAAAGAAAACAAGATCGGTTCCGGGACATTCCCACACTTGGGACTTATACAAGTAGAATTCACACGTATTGGCATTGTGCTCAACATCTCCTCTATGCACATTCATACGAAGGAACTCATCATTGACGCGAGATTTCCACACATGAGCATTCATAGCCCAGATGTTTCGCTTCACGCCAAATATGTTAGAACGCTGAACAGAATCACCATGATCGACCTCAATACAACGTACGTTGGTCTGAGTGAAATTCACAAGATCATCAAAAGTGGTGGTCTCTGCTGTATGACTAGTAGGTATGGGAAGGCGCTCGACCTTCGTCCAGAAATTTTCTTTCTGCGTAGCATCTGGGGGCACTTCCTCTCCTTCCGAAACGGATTGGAAAGCAAATACCTCTTTCATGCTACGCATCATGTATAACAAAGATCCGAAGGCTGCCAAAGTCATCCCGAAGAACAAAATTGGTTTCCTACGGCG